ACTGTCCCGGATGCAAAGCGCACAGACAAGTTCCCTCATGGACGCCTGCTGTGTGCAGGCCTATGCCAGCACAGCGGACAGTTACGGCGCGCTGGTGGCGAGTTATACCGACGGCGCTTCCATCGCATGCGGTCTGCATATGACCGGAGGCCGGGAAAGCTGGCGCACAAACATGACGGCGACGCGCGTTGATGCCACTATCCGCCTGCCGATTGACACGGTGCTCAAATCAACCGACCGCATCAAGGTCACGCATCGCTACGGCGTGGCGCTCGGCACGGCCCTGGTCTTTGAGATCGTCGGGGCAATCCGGCGCGGGCCGTCTGGCTTGCAGGTCGATTTGCTGGCGGTTGCGCCATGACCCAGACCATCAAGATCGAGGGACTGGACGCCTTCACCGCTGATTTGCGCAAATTGTCAGCGGCGGCGCAGAGCGAAACGATCCTCTCGGCACTCGAAGCCGGGGCCGCGGTCATCCAGGCGCATGCGCAAAACAACGCCCGTAACCAGCTCAATAAGCACCCACTCGGCAATCTGACCAACTCGATCAGCGTCAAGCGCGAAGGCAAGCGCGTACTGGTAGGCGCGTTCGGGGTGGTGTACGCGAAGATACACGAATTTGGCGGGGTCATCACGGCGAAGGCAAAGCAGTATCTCGCCTTCCAGGTAGACGGTCAATGGGTCTTCACCAAGAAGGTCGTTATCCCTGCCCGCCCCTATCTCAGGCCCGCCGTAGACAACAACCTGCCCGCGATCAAAGAGGCGATCATTGACGCCCTGCGCGGGCTGCTGCAAGGGGCGATCCGATGAGCATGGACTTAGAACAGGCGCTCACCTATAAGCTCAAACACACCGCGGCGATCCAGGCGCTTTGCTCTGACCGGATTTATCCGCAGGAGTTTCCGCCCAATGTGGTCATGCAGGCGATCAAGTATCAGCTCATCAGCGCACCCATCGAAGCGACCCACGACGAAACCGCCGGGGCTTCTCTCGCCCATCCGCGCTACCAGATCGAAGCCTGGGCTGGAACACACGCCGGGGCGGTTGCGCTCGCCAAAGCCATTCACACGGCGTTACACGGCTTCAGTGGGAATATCACGGACGGGGTAGACACGTTCAACATTCAAGCCTGTCTACGGGTCGATAAGCGCTCGGACAAAGACGCTGAAGTCGGGCTGCATTGGGTTCAACAGGATTACATCATCTGGGCGCTTGAGTAGGTCGCAACACATCGCACGAAATGCACGAAATGCACGGAGGAGGGAAAACAAATGGACCACCAAACACACGCAATCTATTTGCTTATTTCCTTCTCCGACAATTGCCGGAATTTTTGATTTTGGGAGGAGTTTATGACCGCAATCACAGGAAAGCAGAGTGCATTTTCGACCATCCTCAAGGCCGATGCGCTCAATGGCGATTTGGCGGGCACGTACCGCAGCGTCGCTTATATCACGCACATCAAGGGGCCTGGGTTGACCCTAAGCCTGGCGGATGCCACGGCGCACGATAGCCCGAACGGTTGGCGCGAAAAAATCGCCACGATCCTTGAAGCCGGGGTAGTGACTTTCACCATCGCGTATGACCCGGCTGAAGTGACGGTCAAGTACGTCAATGGGCTACTCGGGAAGATGGTTGCTAAAACGCTAGAAGGTTTTAAGGTGCTCTTTCCAAACAACACCGTGGAAGCCTCGCGCAGTACATGGGCCTTCAATGCGTTCATTACAAAATTTGAACCGGGCATGCCGGTAGACGAAAAACTGACGGCTGATATCGAGCTGGATCTTTCCGGCGAACCAACAATCGTATAACCCTCACGCAGGGAAAGGAATAAAGCAATGGCTAAAGGCGCAGCGTTTGGAACGAGTTTCAAGATCACCGGCGGAACGGTCGTCGGGAATATCCATACCATCAAGGGGCCGGGCGTCACGCTCAGCCTGGCCGATGTCACCAGCCATGATTCAACCGGGGGCTGGCGCGAAAAGGTAGCCACGTTGCTGGAAGGCGGCCCTGTCAATCTGGGTATGCACTATGACCCGGCCAATGCCCAAATCAAAAATGCCGCTGGCGGCTTGCTCTACCTGATGACCACCCGGGCGAGTGCAAACTTCACCATCACCATGCCCGGTGGAGCCGCAATCATCTTCCAGGGCTTTGTGACCAACTTCAACCCTGACATGCCGCATGACGGCGCATTGGGCTGCGAGGTCGAAGTGACTCCGACCGGCCCAGTTACTCTGCCATAAAGGATATCTATGATCCCGACTGTCAAAGTAGTAGCCAATCCGAAAAAGCCAGGGCACGCGGCGGTTTACATCAACGGTATTTTTGTCCCTGGCTTGATCGCCGTCGAAACCAAGCAGGAAATCAAATCCGCTCCAGAAGTCACGCTTAAAATTCGCTGCCTTTTGGAATTAGCAAGCGAGGAAGAAACTGATGCTCTCTAAAAAGCAAATCTTAGCGGCACCCGATATCAAGTCAGAACTGGTCGACGTACCCGAATGGGGCGGCGAGGTCAAAGTCTGCGGCCTGTCCGGCGCTCAGCGCGGCGAGTTGGAAGCCTCCATTCTGGAGATCAAGGACCAATCCCAGACCGTGCGCCTGCAGTCGCTCAAGGTCCGTATGTGCTCCCTGGCCATCCGCGACGAGGACAACCGCCGCATGTTCGACGATGACGAAATCGGCGACCTGGGCGCAAAGTCGGCTCAGGCTATCGAGCGGATTTACAGCGTCGCCGCGCGGCTCTCTGGCATGGATAAGTCTGAGGTGGAGAAGCTCGCAAAAAACTCAGATACGGCGAGCGGCGCTTCTGGTTCCGGCTCGCCGGCCATCTAAAATGCACAGTCGGAGAACTCCAAGAGCGCATGAGCTCAGCGGAGTTCTCCGAATGGGTTGAGTTTTTCAAGCTCGAACCCTTTGGCCGGGAGGCTGATTTTGAGGGCCACGCGCTGACCGCGGCAATGGTGCAATGGCGCAGTCTGGGCAAGGACGAAAAGCCGATCGAGGTCAAAGACCTGATGCCCAAAGAACCGGAACCGCCGCAGACGCCGGACCAGATGAAGCAGGTTGCATCGATGTTCGCCGCGATAGGCATGGGAACGTTTGAGGAGCACTAATGACCATTTGGGACTTGATTGTCAGCCTCGGAATTGATTCTAAAAAGTTCACCGATGGCATCGACGCCGCGGAAGGCAAGGCCAAATCCGGGGGCAGCTCGATTGTTTCCAGTCTGGCGAACGTCGGCGGTGCAGTCGTCACCGGAGCGCTCGCCGCCGCTGGCGCGGGGGTCGTCGCATTGGGGGGGTTCCTGGCAACGTCCGTCAAAGCCGCGTCGGACGCCGAGGATATTCAGGCTCAGCTCGGCGCCGTTCTCAAGTCGACCGGCGGCGTAGCAGGCGTAACGGCGGATCAGGTCAATAATCTGGCGGGCCTGTACGGGCGCCTGACCAAATTCGAGGATGACGCGATTGTCAGTGGCGAAAACATGCTCCTGACCTTCACGAACATCGGCTCGAATGTTTTTCCGGATGCCGCGAAGACGATGCTCGATATGTCTCAGGCAATGGGGACGGACCTCAAGGGGTCCGCGATCCAACTGGGAAAGGCACTCAACAATCCGACCGAGGGCATCACCGCATTGACCCGCGTTGGTGTGGCGTTCACTGACCAACAGAAGAAACAGATCGAGGCCCTGCAGAAAGCCGGCAAGATGGAAGAAGCGCAGGCGATCATCCTGAAGGAGTTGCAAACCGAGTTCGGCGGCGCGGCGGTGGCGGCGGGCAAGACTTTCGCCGGTCAATTGACCATCCTGAAGAACTCCTTTGGCAATATTCAGGAGACGGTAGGCGGCGCACTGCTGCCCGTGCTGACCAAACTCGCTACGACCATGACTGAAAAACTGGCAAATCCGAAGGTACTGGCGGCAATCGAGGGATTTGCCACGGGCGTTGCAGATTTTGCGATCATGGCGATTGAGTATTTGCCTCAAGTGATTGGGTGGTTTACAAATCTCACCGATGCCTTTCAAGAGGGGCTAGGTTTTGCCGGGGATGCGATGGACGGCATTATCAACGTTTTTTACAAACTCGGAGAAACCTACCCGATCTTCAACCAGGTCGGGGATACCCTGATGGATTTGGTGATGGTATTCGACAATGCCAAAGCGACAATCTCAACCACCGTCCAAACTCTCGTCACCAACATTCAAAAATGGTGGAGCGAAAACGGCACGGCGGTTATGGCCGTGGTCAATACCATGTGGGGCCAGGTGCAGACTGTCTTTCAGGCAGCGGGTACGTTTATCTCGACCCTGGTTAGCTTTGTGTTGAACAACATCCAACTATTCTGGCAAAATCACGGCACGGCGGTCATGGCGTTCGTCAATGGGCTGTGGTCTGCCATTCAGACCATCTTCACCACCGTGACCAGCGTCATTACCTCAATCTTTCAGGCATTCACCGCTCTGCTGCAGGGCGATTGGGCCACGTTTGGCAATAAACTGGTCGAGGCCGCGACAACCGCCTGGAATGGCATCAAGACCGCAATCGAGACGATTGGCGAGGGCATCAAGGGCATTATCCTGAGCCTGATCAAGTCGGTCGTCGGCTTCTTCACGTCAACCGATTGGGCTAAAGTCGGGCGTGATATCGCGGATGGTATCGCGCGGGGCATCCTCTCCGCAGTCGGTGCAGTGGCCAGCGCGGCGAAGGCCCTGTGGGACGCGGCTCAGGTCGGGGGGAACGGCGGCATAGGAAGCGGCATGAGCCCGGCGCAAATCGCGGCGCTGCAAAAACAATACGTTGTGAACACTGGACCAACGCCCACCTACTATTCTGGTGAACCCGAACAGTACGCCTCTGGCGGCTCGTTCGTCATCCCCTCGCGCTATGGTTACGAGGGCTATCCGCTCGGACCGGGCAAGACGGCCTCTGGCGGCGAGACCGTGACCGTGACGCCCGAAGGCGGCGGTGCGGGCATCGATTACAACAAGCTCGCGATCGTCTTCCGCGATACCCTGCTCCAGGTGCTGCAATGAACCCGGTCTATCTGACCAGCTATAAGATTTACGCCACCCTGGGCGGGGTGGATACGGATATCACCGCGGATGTGGTGACGGATCCAATCAACGCCAATTGGGGCATGTACGGCAACGGCGTCCTTGATCGGATCGCCTCAACCGGGACGCTCACCTTCACGTTGAAGAACCCGACCGGCGTTTATACGCCCGGATCCGCGGCCGCTTCGACCAGTTGGCACAAGGGCGCGCTGGTCAAGTTGGTCCTGACCTATGACAGCAAGACCTATACCCGCTTCCGGGGCACGATCAGCGGCATCAAGATCGACACCGCGATCGTTGCCGCGGCTTCCAGGGTGTATGTCACCGTTGCGGATTGGATGGACACGGCGGCACGTCTGCCCATCGAAGACCCGCTCATTCGAGCGAATATCCGGTCGGATACAGCCGTGGGTTATGCCATAGCTGGGATGGGCTCACCGGTTGCCGCGTCGAGCCTTGACGTTGGGGTACAGACCTTCCCGCAAATTCAAGACAATCTAACCCGCACCACGAAGGTGTACAGCGAATTGAATAAAATCGCGCTCTCGGAACTGGGTTACGTCTATCTTCAGAAAGACAGCACCGGCGGGGAAACGCTCAAGTTTGAGAGCGCTCATTCGCGGCATGGGTTGCGAGCAGTGAACACAGTCGCAAAATCAAGCCTCCTGGCTGGAAAATTGCTCAAGGAAGACGGCGGCGTATTGCTCAAGGAAGACGGCGGGAAGTTGCTGCTGGACGAACAGGTTGAGGCACTTTTTGACAACTCGATGCAGAGCGCCGAAATCCTCTATGGCGGCAATGTCGTCAATGCGGTTTCGATCACGGCTCACCCAAAGTTTTATGACACGGTAGAGCGGGTGCTTTTCAAACTGGATAGCCCGATTGTGGTCCCTGGCAATGGAAGCTACACCTTTCGGGCGTATTATTCCGATCCATCCAGCGGCGAGCGGATCAACACATCCAGCGTTACTCCGATGGCTTTCACGGACATCGAGATGTGGACGAACGATGATCCACCGATCAACATTACGGCTTTTGCTGGAATGAGCAGCGCGGATTATTCAAACAGCGCCTACGGCGTTTTTACGATTGCCAACAGCTCGCCCTATGCCGGCTATATAACCTTCTTCCAGGTCCGGGGTTACGGTATTTTTTCACGCAATCAATTGACCCACACCGCCGAATCCACGCTCGCGGCCACTCAGGGCAAGCAAGAAGTTTCGGTCGATCAGGCTTATAAAACCTCTCTGAATGACGCGCCAATGATCGCTCGGTCTATCCTGGCGCAACACAAAAATCCAGGTACGACATTGAACGGAATTTCAATGATCGCCAATTCTTCAGACCTCCACATGGAGGCGTTTCTGAAACTGGATGTGGGTGATCTCATTCGGGTCAAACTCACCCAGACCGGGACAGACAGTTATTACTATGTTCAGAACGTAGATTTCTCTATCCAGTTGGGCGGTGTCATCAAATTCTCGTGGCGGCTCAAACCGGCACTTTCTCTGAGCCTGGGCCTATCCTTGATTGGCGCGGAATTTGCGGCGGCATCTGCGAGTATCATCGATTACGGCGTCATGCCTCACCTCAATAATCTGGCCGCTGTCACCTATGCGGTTTGGATCAAGCCGCTCGATATTACCGGCATTCGTTCGTTAATGGCCAGGTGGCTGAACTCATACCATACCGGGTTTTTCCTCTCCACGGACGACACGATCCGTTTTGATAAATCCTATCTTTCCACGACCGGTATATGGTATGCGCCTTGTGCGTTGACCGTGGGCCAATGGGCGCATTTGGCCGTGACATATGATGCTAGTTCGGGAGTGACCGCTGACCCGATATTCTACTTGAACGGCTCGCCAATTGGGGGCATTGTTGAGCTAAGCACACCAGTTGGGGACGCAGCGAATGAAATCGACTTACCTTTTTATCTCGGGAATGACAGAGAAGACGCGGTAACCGCGAACACGCCCGCCAAAGGTCAACTCAAAGATGCCCGGGTCTACAACCGCATTCTGAGCGCCGCCGAAGTCCTGGCCCTCTACAACGGTGGCATGATCAACCCGAACATTGTGACGGATGGCTTGATTTTCCAGGGGCCATGCGTGCGCACCAGCGAACTGGCGAGTTACGCCGGGAAGACCCTGACCGCGGAGGATGACATGATTGACAATCTGCACTTTTATTCTGGGACGCCGGAAGGCTCCCCAATCAGCCGGACCTCATAGGAGAGATAATGGCCGATACCAAGATTACTGATTTGACCGCTGCAACCACTGTTGCATTGACCGATATATTGCCAATCGTAGCCAGCCCAGGCGGCTCCCCGGTGACCAAGAAAATCACGTTGGCAAATTTTCTCTTGTCTGCCGTATCTTTTCAGACCTGGAACCCCACACTAACAGGCTTTTCAGCGAACCCGACGAGCTGTGTCTATCGCTACGTGCTCATTGGGAAATTATGCACGCTCTTTATCCGCCAAGCCACACCAGGCACATCCAACGGGACCGGTTTTACCATCACGCTGCCCTTTACGGCGGCTGCAATTGCGAATATGGCCTGGTGGGTTGCGACAGCAGGCAACACCGATAATGGCGTTTTACTCTCCGGCGCAGGTGCCGCTTATATCGCTTCGGGCGGCACGGTCCTGAACCTCTTTTCCAACGCGGCCGCCGGGAGTTGGACAGCCTCCGGTACAAAGGGCTGCTTTGGCATGGGCATCACTTACGAGGTCGCATGATCCGAATTTACGGCGATGCCAGCGGGCGTATTATCCGGGTCGCGCAAACCGACGACCCGGCCGAACTGTTTGTGATGGTGCCAGATGCGGTTTCTACCCTGATCCTGGACCCATCCACCAACGCGGCGCTTGCGGCAGACTACCAGGCGCGCCCAGAAAGCTATACCCTGCTTTCGGGCAAGATTTACAAGGACGGGCAGCTTGTCACCGTCAATGCGCCGGGGGCAGACACGAGCGACGCCTATAACCAGGCGATCAAACCGGAAACGATAGCCGCCACGATTGACACGCTGACCAATGGCATCAACCAATGGGACGGCCTGACAGCGGCGCAAAAGCAGACCGTCATCGTAAATAATTTCAAGTTAGTCATGCAAATTTTGCGCGGCGTGCTGCGGGTGGTGCTGTGGCTGTACCGGTAAGAGGCTGTTCGCTATCTTTGGGAGGAAAAGCATGATACGAGGTTTAGACATTTGCCCGGCTTATCAGCAGTATCCCTGGAAAAAGATCGACTGGCCCGCGCTCACACCACTTGCTTCCAGGATTTGTGATCCACGATCTTCTGTATGGCAAAAGGCCGAACCTTGTATTCCCTAGAAAGAGAAAGCATAGTTTCTCCGCTTGCGACTCTTGCGCGAATAATTCGCACGATCTCAGGAGTAAGTTTGGCGCTATGGCATTTTTCTCCGAAAGGCACATTACATCTGCCTTTCGCGGATTTATCGCCGTTGTTGTCTTTGTCAAACCCTAAGAACAAATGCTTTGGGTTCACGCAGGACGGATTATCGCAATGATGGCACACAAGCATTCCGGCTGGAATTGGCCCAAAATGGATGGCGTAAGACACTCTATGCGCCTTAGTCATATGTTTGTTACCGTCGCCAATCCATCCATAGCCTTCAATTGTCTTAGATGCCGTCCAGTTCCAACAGTCATTAGGACCGCGAACATCAACCTTTTCCCAAAAACGAATTTCAAGGGGTCTTCTCGCTGGCATAATCTTTTATCTCCTACATCTAAGTATACCACCAAAGGGGTATAAATGACTGATTTACCACTGCACGATATAACTTACGCACAGCCCTACATGAATTACCCGGTATTCGCGCAGCACTCCGGCGGGGCACTGCTGCGAACAGGGCAGGGGGCCTATGCCGACGCCGATCAAAAGTTATTCATGGAGCACTACGACAATTTTGTCAGGCTGAAAATATTGCGCGCGCTCTGGCATTTCCACCAGCCCGAAGAAAAAGCAACCGCACAGGTTGCTAAGTTTGTCGAGATCCTAAAATCTCTGCCCTGCCAGCCAAAGCGAAATTTCATCGACGTTGAGGACATCAGCTACAACATTCTCAACCCTGACGGGTCGGTGCTGAAACATATCGGCATTTTTCCACCCTCGAAGGAATTTCACACCCTGGCGATGATGGAATGGTGCGAAACCTACGAGCGGGAGACCGGCAAGGTGCTGGGCTTCTACACTCGCGCCGGCTACTGGAATGATTGGGTGATCCGCTCAAATACCGAATTCTGGTATGGCGGCGTGAAATACAAGACGCCGGATTGGAGCCGTCATCCGCTCTGGATCGCCAGTTGGTACAACTACGTTTGGGGAGATCCGCGCTTGCCGCTGGACTGGCAGACCTGGACCATCCACCAGTACCAGGGCGGGGATGGCCGGACGGAAGGCGTATTGGATTACTGGGGCAATTTAGGCCCGGTCGATCAAAACCGTTTCAACGGCACGCATGAACAAATGCTGGCCTATTTCGATGGAGAAGAAGTACAGGAGACTTCAACGATGGCACAAATTCACGTAAAAAGCACCCCAATGGCCGAACGCGCCTGGGGCATGGAATGGAAAACCGATCAGGCTATTCCGGCGGGTATCACCTCGCTCGGCCTGGATTGGGTCACCCTGCCGATGGTCACATCGACCTGGGACGGCTCGCATCAGCGCATCTTACCCGCCGCCACATTCGCGGGCCGCTTCGCCCTGGCCAATGCTGCGGGATTGCCGGTCATCGGCAAGGTGGATGTAGACGCGGCCTGGGTCAGTAAGGAAATGCACACGAAACCGGAACTCGAACAGCACGATGCTTACCAGAACCGGGTCATTCGCCCACTCATGGCAAACTGGGTCAATGAGGCGATGGACTGGGAGCAAAACCCGGATGCCTGCTGGGAAAAGGTCAAGGCGGGGCAGGTGACGTTTCGCCAGGTTGCCGCGATCATGCTCTCCCAGACAACAACAACGGGTCTGCGCGATGAGCCGCTGGCGGAAATGTGGCAGGCGTATTTCCTGGGCTACGTGGTCAAGCACCTCAAGTTCTTGATGGAAGTCGGAAAAATCCCCACCGTGCCGGTCATCTATCAGACCTCGACCGAATGGTTGGCAAAGTATCCAAACGAGGTACCAATCGGGCTGGCGGGCTGGAAAAACTGGTTATGGCTGGCCCTCACTCAGCCGACATTATTCTCGACCGCGACCTTTGCCGATTTATGGTCGATTTACAAATTCGCTCCAAGTGACGCCTTCAAGTTTGACGTCTTGCCCGATGGTTACCAGGATCGGGTCTTGCTCTACGAATTTACCCATGATTACCAGTACGTCGCCAGTATCAACGGCTCGCCCGTGCGCCTGGCGCTGTGGTGCGACACGGCGACAAAGCTGAAGGAAACGCTCAAGGCTCCCGCTGTGGTAACGCCGCCCGTCAAGCCGCCCGTAGTGATACCGCCGGCCGATACCGTGACCATCCCCCGGCTGGAATACGAGGCGCTGAAGCTCAAGGCCGAAACCCTTGCGAAAATCGAAGCGCTCATCGAAGCCTAGCCCATGAGGATACTCGTTGTCGATATGTCTGATTCGCATGGCGGCTGCAAGTTCGGCCTGATGAACCCGGATACCGTTCTTTATGACGAAGATACTAACGGCAAATTGACGCCCTGGCAACCTAAGCCTACGGCAACCCAGAAGTTCTTGTGGGACGAAGTTTACCAGCCGGCTATTCGCAAGACGTTCGACCTGGCGAACGGCGACCCGCTATATGTCAACCACAACGGTGATGAATGTCACGGTAAGAAATGGCTGACAGAGCTAGTTTCTACCCGAGATGCCGATCAGATTGAGATCGCAGTCAAGAACATGGAGCCGTGGTATGCCTACAGCACCCTGGAGGCGGTTGATTTTGAAGCCGGGACCGGGGCGCACAATTTCCTTGAAAGTTCATCAACTATTCTGGTTGTCAAACAACTCGCCGCATTACATGGAAAAACTGCAATTTGCAATCACTCTCTGATTGATTACGGTGGGGTGCCGGTCGATGTGGCCCATCATGGCCCGCATCCTGGTAGTCGAGACTGGCTTCGGGGAAATGTGGCCCGGTTCTATTTGCGTGATCTGATGTATCAAGAAATCTTGGACGAAAAGAAGCCGCCGCGATTAGTATGGAGGGCGCATTACCATTGTCCGGTTCACGAACTGCTGGAAACGGGCGGCTATCTATCCGAGATTTACGTCACGCCTTCTCTTTGCGGAATTGGGGAGCATGGGATACAGGCAACCCGCAGCGCAT